GGTACAGCCTTTTCTATTATCTCAACATCGGACATATCAGCCGATTTATAGTTTTGGCTTGTAACGGCCTCGATTGGCACCCGTCGGACAGAGCCGCGACGGGTAAACAATTCAATGTTTGATGGGTCGTTATGTTCAATAACGTTTAGGTCGGTATTTACTTCTATTAGGTCGAACATATCAATGTTCCTTTCGTTGTGGTTAGCGGGACAACCCCGCCAGATAGTTATTGCACCCCCCGACGAATCGGTCAAGGGGATAAAAACGGAGCGGGAAATCTGATCCCGCCCCGCCCCATTTTGAGCAAGCCCCGCGTCTCAACTTGCCCGATACTGCCCCCGCCGGTGGTAAAACCAACAAACCAATCCGGCATGACAGCCCAATTTTTAGTGTCGGATTGTTTGTCACGTTATCCCGTAACGGTCGCGCCAAACCCGCCAAGTAATAGCCTGTAATTGGTAGGGCATTATTCCCGCATCGTTCGCAGCTTCCTTGTAAGCTTCCTGCAATGCCTTGTATTCACGCACCCCAATATTTGTTCTATCGTCGGTCAACCCGATACGCTCATTGTAAGCAATGTTTCTTGCGTGACCGTCAATAGTAACGTTGAATTCGCCCATAATGTCACAAAAGAATGACGTTATTTTTTGTCCCTTTAACATAGCCTTTGCACCGTTATAGTTTGGTCGTTCTGCCAATATGCCCCAAGCCTTCTTTTTCATAGCGTGGTAGGTTGACACTTTTACGGAGTCAATACCGTCACCCTTTAAAAAGGCACCTATTAAAGCATCGGCATTTTTAACGTTTCGTTCCCATTTGTTATTCGGCGACAACGCAGAAATAACAGCCACCACAAGGTAAACACCTATCCCGTATTTATTGCCGATATCATACGCAGCATCATATGCCGCAGCATACCATGCCATCCCGCCCTGAATCTGTACTGGGTCGGCATCGAGATAGCAGTGGGTAATATTAGAGACTAGTTTTTTGTGAGCTAGTTTAGTTGGTCGTTTCATCGGTTCGGTTCCTTTAGTTGGTTTAGGTTAGGTTTCTTTTAATGGTAGTTTCCGGCGTGGTCAAGCCCTTTTAATTTATCGCGCAATCTTTCTATATAACATTCTGGACAAGAATAAAACCTATCCATCTCAACAACCATCGCGGGTTCGCCGCAAGTATCACACTTATACTTGGGGTTTAGTGTGGTTGGTTTGTCTCGTTTTGGCGTGGGCGATTTGTCAAGGTTTTGGCGTGGGGGATTTGTCATCGTTTGTCACTCCAATAGTTGTCCCACGCCTCCCGTAACATTTCGGCGTATTCGGCATTGTCGTGTGTGCCTAGCCAGTCACGGTGGGGTTCCATCTCTTGCATAAACTGCCCCAAGTATTCACACCCACCAATGACCTTGTTTGCGGTGTCCCAAAAGTCTTCCTCTAGCTGGATTGACCAGTCGCTCATTTTACCCATCGCCAAACTCCGTAATCAAATCATCTATATGGCTGATGGGGCGTGACCTGTCCATATACTCCCTATGTAGCATCTCAGTTGAATACATTAAAAGTGTGTCCATGTCCCAGCTTTCCACACATCTAGTTACTGCGTTGGCAATCTGTTCTTCTGTGTACTTTTTAATCACTATTCTTCTCCTTCAAACACTCTATTGTGATTTCATCGTCGTAGTCACCCTCGTATTCTTTCCAGTGACCTTCCCAACCTAAAGCCTTAACTCTGGCCTCATTGGGATTTTTGGCTTCGAGAGTGGCAGTGCTTACTACTCTATAGCTTCGGGTTACTTCATACTTTGGCATCACTTGCCCTCTTCAAACAAAACACGGTAAATTTTATGACAGGCATCATCCATCTTTACAAGGTCACCATAGTTGGGGTGACAAAACTCAGCGTAACTCCACTGTAATTCTCTCCACGCATCCCGCAAACCTTTTAGGGCTTCCTTTTGTTCGGGAGACAAATGCTTCCAAGTCTTAGCACGATTCTCGTTAGTGATTTCCCACTCAGTCTTTTGTTTCTTCGCCATTTGGTTTCTCCTCTCTGGCAGTTGATAAGTAACCGATATAGGAAACAAACTACCCTGTCAACACAAAAAGAAACGGGACTAGAAATTAATCCAGCCCCGCTCTTCAACCAACCAACGAAAGTACAAGGGGTAACCACTCCCCCTGTTCAACCTTACTACTAAGCTACTTCGTAAGGTGTCCCCAGTTTTACCAATGTTTGTTTGTTCCTGTCAACCCACAAACGACATTCATTTTCACTTTTTCCGATAAAGATTGTAACGAGCCGCAAGTAATCTACACAGTCTTTTTTCTTCACTGTGTCTCTGTTTGTCTCACCAATACGGACAGATGATACTGGTGTGTTCACAGTCCACCTGTCATCCCATCCCCGTCTGACAATTTCCAATTCAAGTTTTCGGGTTTTCAATGATTCCATGTTCTTCCTCGTAAGCTTCCACATATATGTCCAGTGCTTCCCTGATTAGATCAGCGACTGCAACCTGTTCGAGTGCTTTCTTTTGCATTTGGTGTGCAACGTAAGCAAGTTTGTCAAACTGCTCTTCTTTCATTAACAGATTGTAAGTCTTAGTGGGTTCAAGTATCTTGTTTGGTCTTGGCATCCCGTGCATCCTTCTTTGATAGTTTATCTAAGTTATCTTTCTTTCTATTAGGGATAACTTGTTTTTGGTATTTCTTATCCCTTAGTATCTTTGCTATGGGGTTGATTTTATTATATACTTTCATAGTGGGGTTTCCCTTAAGGGTTAGGTTATGTAATAGGTAGCACACCCTGTCAATAGCCGTCAACTAAAAAACGTGGTTGACAGGATTTTATCTGGTGTGTTATCGATATGGACATGAAATCACCATCTTGGTTACAAGGCTACGTAGAGTCACTGGACATTCAGCCGTTGGGTCGTTACCGATCCGACTGTCCTGTATGTGCCAGAAAGAATACGTTTAGCGTAAGTGATGACGGACTGCAACGACTGTGGTATTGTTTCCACGCTGATTGCAATGTGTCGGGCCGCACGGGCGTTACCCTAACTAAAGACTTTGCGAAACACGCCCTCTCTAGGTCACAGGCTAATGCGCCTGTTCCCCGTACTAATAACACTTACGAATTGCCGGATACTTTTGTTAGTCTTTCCCGTAACTTAGATGCAGAGCTTTATGTTCGATCTGTATATGCGTATGATGCGTACTTGTCAGGTCGTGCAGACATTCGTTATGATTTCAAAAGAAACCGTGTCGTCTTTATTGTCAAGGATGGCAAAAAGGTTGTTGATGCGGTAGGTAGGTCAATGGATGGAAGGAGTCCAAAATGGTATCGATATGGAAATAGTAAATGCCCTTTTGTTTCTGGCAATGGAGAACGTGGTGCCTGTGTTGTGGAAGATGCTGCTAGTGCTTGCAGTGTTAGCGGTGTTGTCGCGGGGGTGGCCATCTTAGGTACAAATCTGCTAGATGATCACATACAACATTTATCCAAATACCCCAGAGTATTTGTTGCACTCGACAAAGACGCAACTGACAAGGCGGTTGACATGGTAAAAACCCTGTGTAGAATAGTTCCAACCAAACTCATGGTATTATCCCGTGACTTTAAGAACATGACAAAGGACGAAAGAGATGACTACCTACGAAACTACATCGATAGATAAGCAGATATTAGGCTTCTGTCTTAACGCCGACTTCTTTGGTCGCGTAAAGAACATTATTGACAGGTCTATGTTTGATAGAGAGATGCGTGACATATTTGACACACTGACATTCTCTCACACTAAGTACGCAAAGGACTTAACCAAGTCTGAACTAAGCAGTTTGTTTAATGATCGCAACCCTGCTATGCCAGAAGCAACCCGTAGTAAGGTGCATGAGACTATAGCTGGTTTGGATATGGGTAACGCTGACAATTTTGAGTTGCATTTGGATTTGGTACACAACTTTTGGTTGCGTGATCGCGCTCGTCTCATTGGTGAGAAAGCAATTGACATCTTCACGGGTGACAGTGAGGAGTTTGGTGAGTTACGTAGACTGATTGATACCGTAGAAGATGGACGCATCAGTGACAAAACTACTTACACTAAGGTAGAAGATGACTTAGAGTCCCTGTTAGACAACGAGGCTGGTGATCCCGACTTCCCTTTCGACTATGACCTGATTGCGGATAACGTGTCAGGTCTGGACAGGGGTAATTTAGGTATATTGTTTGCTAGACCAGAATCCGGTAAGACAACCTTTTGTTGCTTCCTTGCAGCATCATACATAAAGCAGGGTTTTAAGGTTGTGTACTGGGCAAACGAAGAACCCGCACCAAAGATTAAGCTTCGTTTGATACAGTCGTATTTTGGTTTGACACGACAAGAGATGGAACGTGATCGTGTTGCTTTATGTGCAAAATATGCAGATGAGATTGAACCTTTGCTTACAATCATGGACTCTGTCGGTACCTCTGTCGAAGAGGTAGATGAATACGCCAAGCTAAATAAACCAGACATTATGTTCTGTGATCAGCTTGACAAGTTTCGTATATCCGGTGAGTTTAATCGTGGTGATGAGCGTTTGAAAGAAACCTATGTGTATGCTCGTGAGATAGCAAAACGAAACAAAGTGTTAGTGTGGGCTGTCAGTCAGGCAAACTATGAGGCACACGATAGACAATGGATTGATTACTCAATGATGGACAACTCACGTACTGGTAAGGCTGGCGAGGCTGACATCATTATTGGTATAGGTAAAACAGGCTCAAGTGAAACGGAAAACACTGTGCGTCATATTTGTATATCCAAAAACAAACTTAACGGGTATCATGGTATGATACATGGAAAGATTGATATTGAACGTGGAGTGTACTACTGATGGCAAAGCACGGTTATGTCAGAGAAGATGGGATGGTCTTTTGGGGCATGTCTGGTAAGCATGAGGACTGGAGAAGCCCAGATAAATTCTATGCTGCCAAGAAAAGAAATCACGACAACAAAACACGTCTGAAAAAAATACGACGACGTTGGCTCAATAACTACAAGGTGAGTAAGGGGTGTAGTCTGTGCGGTTACAACGAGAATGCTGCTGCTCTTCAGTTTGATCACTTAGACCCGTCACTGAAAGTTCGAGATGTATCCAATATGATAACCTTGAAATTAAAACGTTTGATGGATGAGGTCAGGAAGTGTAGAGTTCTCTGTGCCAACTGCCACATGATACACACATTTGGAGAAAACAAATGAACGTACTGACCTTCGATGTAGAAACAACCCACATACAAAAAGAAACGGGTGGGACAACAGCACTGCCATACTTTGGTAATCGTCTTGTGTCTATTGGGTACAAGCGTTTGTCGTCGCCTCACGTACACTACCACTGCTACTATCATGCAGACAGGGAACCCCACGACTTTGCACCGGAGTTGTTTCAAGAAGCACTCAACGAGGCTGATACAATTGTGGGACACAACATAAAGTTTGATCTATCATGGATCAGGGAGTGTGGTTTCTTTTTTAACGGAGAAGTATATGATACGATGGTTGCGGAGTATATTCTGGCGAAAGCCCAGCGTTGGCCTCTGGGACTTGCTGCTGTTGCAGAAAAGTATGACGTTACCCAAAAGGAGAAAGACCTTGTTTCGCCGTACCTCAAGGACGGCAAGACCTTCTACGACATACCGTGGGAGATAGTAGAAGAGTACGGAAAAGCTGACGTACTCGCCACAGAAGAGGTGGCCTTGAAACAGCTTGATGCCTTTGGCACTACATTTAAGGAGTTATGTTTTGGAACGGACTTTGTTACCGACGTTGAGGCTGTCGCTTGAGATGACAGAAACGCTCACTGAGATAGAGCGTAATGGATTAAAGATAAACTTAGACACACTAAACCAGATTGAGACAGAGTTTCAGACAGAACTGGATGAACTAGAGATACGTCTGAATGAGATGGCGCGGGAAGCAATGGGGGATACTCCCATCAATCTTGCCAGCCCAGATGATCGCAGTGTCCTTCTTTACTCACGCAAGGTCATAGATAAAAAGGAGTGGTCACGCATATTTAATTTGGGTCACGAGATGCGTGGTGCCACCATGAAACCAAAGCAGCGTGTTCGTATGAAAAGAAGCGTGTTCACTTCAACAGTACGCCGTATGACAGAAGTGGTACGTAAAACTGTAGGTAGCAGGTGTGCAGGATGTGTTGGGTTTGGTAAGGTACGTCCTGTCAATAAGAATGGACAACCCAGTAAAGTTTTGCGTGTGTGTAAGCCTTGCAAGGGTGCGGGAGTGATTTATACGCCCACACGAGAGGTTGCCGGATTCAAGCTGGTACCTCGTGATACTTACGATACTGCTGCTGCGGGATTCAAGACGGACAAGACTACACTAGAAAATAGGTCAATAGAATTGTCAGGTGATGCAAAGGAATTTGCTACCGCTTACGTCAGGTACAACGCTCTACGAACCTACCTCAATACTTTTGTAGAAGGGATGAAAAACAATGTTGATGCGAATGGTATCATCCATCCAGAGTTCATGCAGTGTGTTACGGCGACGGGTCGCCTTTCGAGCCGCAATCCTAACTTTCAAAATATGCCACGTGGAAATACCTTCGCTATACGCAAGGTTGTCGAGAGCCGCTTTCCGGGTGGGTTTATACTTGAAGGGGATTACTCGCAACTAGAGTTTAGAGTGGCTGGCTTTCTTGCAAAGGATAGCCAAGCGTACGTGGATGTAAGTGAGGGTACAGATGTTCACCAATATACTGCAGATATTATCGGATGCAGCAGACAAGAAGCAAAGGCACATACCTTCAAGCCTCTATACGGCGGCACCACCGGAACAGACGCCCAACAACGCTACTACAGAGCCTTTAAGGATAAATACGAAGGGGTTACCCTCTGGCACGACAAACTCCAGCGAGAGGCCGTTAAAACGAAGCAGATCACCCTTCCAAGTGGTAGGCAGTATGCTTTTCCCTCTGCGCGGTGGACAGAGTGGGGTACAGCCACAAATCGTACAGCGATATGCAACTATCCTGTACAGGGTTTTGCTACTGCTGATCTTCTTCCTACTGCTCTTGTTCGTTTGAGCAAGATGATGAGGATTAGGGAACTCAAGTCAGTTATCTGTAATACTGTACACGATTCGATTGTGCTTGACGTACACCCTGATGAGAAAGACGCTTGTATCAAGCTGTTAGAGTACGCAATGTTGTCGTTACCTACAGAGAGCGTGAACCGATACAGAGTTGAATACGACATGCCTGTTGAAATTGAATTAAAGATAGGCAAGAATTGGCTTGACACTGAAGTGGTAAGTCTGTAAGATCATTCTACACCCCTGATTAAAGGAGCATGAAAAATCATGGAAACAGGAACAGAAGTAATGGAAATTGATAATATCGACGCAATTGTTGCAGCATTCAACGACGATAACGTTGAGGCTCTAATGGAAGCAAGTGGGCAGGGCGGTAATAACAATCGTCAGGTAGGCTTGCCTCGTATAAATATAAATTACGATGCAGAGACAGAAGATGGTGTGTCCCTTACTCGTGGAGCGTGGAAGATGTACCTAGACGGTAGGTTCATCTACGCAGACAAAGTAAACATCCGTCCCATTTTGCGTACCTTTGAGTACAGCGTGTGGGATCAGGAGAGTGGTACCTTCTCATCTAAGTCAGTGCAGAAAACAAACCTGTCTGGCATGTTCCCCGATACTACTGGTGGCAACAAGTGTGGCAGACTCACACGGGATGAAGAGGATCGTTTGTCAAAGGATGATCTAGCGTATTTGCACTCTCGTTCAGTCGTGTGTAACCAAGTTATTTACGCTAAGATAAGTGGTAGCTTTACTACTGCTGAAGGCACTGAGGTTGAGGTTACAGATCAGCCGGTGGTTGCATACTTCAAGCGGTCTGGGTTCAAGCCTATCTCAGACTTCATTGATAGCTTGTCCAAGCAAAAGAAACTGATGCAGAAGTGTGTCGTTTCTTTGACTACCCACAAGCACAAAAAGGGTAGTGTAACTTACTGGACTCCGGTTCCTGCCCTTGTCGGTGAGGCAAACATTACAGATGAGGATAAGCAACTCATGTCTATGTTTGCTGAGACTGTAAAGGGTCATAACGATAATGTTATGAACCAACACCGTGAAGCGGCAAAGCTCGTTGCTGACGATGACGATATCGATTTAGCAGCAGACTTTGACAATGCTAACGCTGCTTAAAATACAAGACCACATGGTCAATGCTTTGCGGGGGGAAACTACTGTCTCCCCGCAAGCAGTTAAAGACTTCTCTAAAGAATGCAGTGAAGCAGCGGAGCGACAACTTGTCCGTCAACGTGGTGAGTTTCGTATTCGTATGTCAGGACTTGGTCGTCCCCTTTGTCAACAAGTGTTGGAGAAGAAGGGCATTAAAGAGGACATGGAGTACAACACTCTGTTCCGATTTATGTTTGGTGACCTGACAGAATCAATCCTTATGCTTATAATGAAAGAGGCTGGGATAGATATTGTTGACTACCAAAGAGCCGTTGAGTTACAGATAGGAGACACACTTGTCAACGGTACTCTCGACGTTATTATACGTGATGAGTTGGGAGTAGAAAAGGTGTGGGATGTTAAGTCAGCCAGTGACTGGGCTTTCAACTACAAGTTTACTGGTATGAACGGAGGGTACGACAAACTAAAAGAGGATGACCCCTTTGGCTATGTCATGCAGGGGTTTCTTTATGCGGAAGCTACAGGCTTACCGTTTGGGGGGTGGATCGTTGTTAACAAGTCTAGTGGTATGGTGGCTATTGTTGAAGTGCCGGATTGGGCGCAGGATGACAAAGAAGCCTATTTAAAAGATGCAGAGAAGCGGGTCAAGTTTCTTACAGACCCTGATGTAGAACCATTTGTTCCGTTCAAATCAGAACCGGAAACCTACCGTAAGGATGGTGAGGTTATTAAGACAGGTAACAAAGTACTACCTAGACAATGTAACCTGTGTGGCTACAGATCACACTGTTGGCCTAAAGCTGTGCTTCACGGCAAGGTTACTTCTAGAGCAAAGAACCCGCCGCTGGTGTGGTACGACAAACTTAAAAAGAAAGAAATGTAAAGATGCCGTACCTATTTGTAAAAGATTATGAGGTAGAACTCATGGAATTAAACAGTGACCTTAGTCATATGTACATAGAGTCCAGCACTGGCACAGGGGGAGAACGTAGGGTCACTAGGTTGAGGCTACATGAGAAGGGATTACCCTTGACGCTTATCAACCACTACGGTAAAGATGGCCACCTGCTATCTGACACAGAAGCACGAGACATTAAAAAGGTTGAAACTGAGTTACAACAGATCAGTAGACGGTCATTTTCAGGAGCTTATGTATGTGTGCCGATGCACCCTTTGACAAAAGAACTTACCAACATAGAAAAGTATTCCCCCAAACTGGCAGGGTACCTAGAAAAAAGACTAATATCGATAGGGATAACCTTTTGAATAACAAAATAAAATACAGGTCCAAGTTCGAGCTTAGTTTAGCAAAGACTCTGACTGCAAACAACATTGAGTTCCAATACGAAGAGGAAAGGTTTGAATACATACCTGCCCCTCGACACTACACCCCCGACTTTTACTTCCCTGAGACAAACATTTACGTGGAAGCAAAAGGTCACCTAGATAAAGGTGATAGGGTGAAGATGGTGCTTATGAAGAAACAACATCCTGAGTTGGATATTCGTTTTGTTTTTATGAACGCTAAGAATAAGATTTACAAGGGAAGCAAAACGACGTACGCTGCGTGGTGTGTGCGATACAACTTTGAATGGGCCGAAGGGTCTATCCCTATGGAGTGGGTAAAAAAATGACCAACGATGACGAAATACAAAGACAGGTAGAGATAATGTCCCTTTTACCAGACAGATATTACATCATACTCAAGCCTCTTGATGGAGAGAACTTTACCTTGACTGCCTACGATACAACAGATAAAACTTACGAGGATGATTCTGACTACAATCCTGCTATGGTTATACAAGAGGGCGTTATGGAAACCATAAGAGAGAACCTTGATGATGTATATGATAGGGGTGCAGCATCAATAAAATTCAAAATTGCTGCAGAAAATATGATTGAAGAAGTAGAAGAAGATTTAAAAGGGCAGTTCGATAATAACGTAATTAAAGTTGATTTTGGAAAGAAACAATGAAACACGAAGAATACATGGTAAAAAGAATGAGGGAAGAGGATGTCGTTAACAAGCCGCCACACTATAATCAAGCAGGTGTCGAGTGCATTGACGCAATCCAAGCGGCGACAGACGATGGGTTTGAATACTATCTGCAAGGAAACATCATCAAGTACCTCTGGAGATACCGTTACAAAAACGAAGTTGAAGACCTTAAAAAAGCACAGTGGTACCTAACCAAACTAATTAAAGTAAAAGAGGAACAATAGATATGAACAACATGTTGCCCACACCATACCAACAATTTATTCACAAATCACGTTATGCTCGTTGGATTGATGATGAAGAAAGGCGAGAAGATTGGGATGAAACTGTATCCAGATATATTGGCTTTATGGATAATTATGTGCGTGATAAACACAATTATATCATACCAAGTAAACTAAGGTCTGAAATTGAGGACGCTATTATAAGTCTGAAAGTTATGCCATCAATGAGAGCAATGATGACTGCAGGTCCGGCTCTTAGTCGTGACAACGTGTGTGGGTACAATTGTAGTTACATTCCTGTTGATAGTCCTCGTTCGTTTGACGAGTGCATGTACATATTGATGTGTGGAACTGGTGTTGGGTTTAGTGTGGAGAGAGAAAATGTTGACAAGTTACCTGTCGTATCTGATAATTTTAATAGTTCTAGCACCTGTATTACAGTAGCAGATAGTAAACCGGGATGGGCTAAAGCTTACCGTGAGTTAATTGCACTACTGTATGCAGGACAAGTTCCCTCTTGGGATACGTCTGGTATTCGCCCTGCAGGTGCGCGGCTGAAAGTCATGGGAGGTAGAGCAAGTGGACCACAGCCTCTAGTTGACTTGTTTAACTTTACAGTAGAGATATTCAAGAAGGCTGCTGGACGTAGGTTGTTTCCTATTGAGTGTCACGACCTTATGTGTAAGGTGGGCGAGGTAGTGGTTGTAGGTGGCGTTCGCAGATCAGCCTTGATTAGTCTGTCTAATCTTAACGATGATCAGATGCGTCACGCCAAAGCCGGATCGTGGTGGGAGACAGAGGGCCAACGTGCGTTGGCAAACAACTCTGTTGCGTACAAATCTAAACCGGAGATGGGTACGTTCATGCGTGAGTGGCTTGCTCTTTATGATAGTAAGTCGGGTGAACGTGGCATGTTTAACAGGGAGTCTGCCGACAAGCAGGTTGCTCGTAACGGTAGACGTGAGACAGGACACATGTGGGGTACGAACCCCTGCAGTGAGATCATCTTACGCCCATACAGTTTTTGTAATTTGTCAGAGGTTGTAGTCCGTGAAAATGACACGTTAGAGTCTTTGAAAGAAAAGGTACGGATAGCAACTATCTTAGGTACCTTACAATCAACCCTTGTAGACTTTAAGTATTTGAGGAAAGCATGGAAAGACAACGCAGAAGAAGAACGCTTGTTAGGTGTATCCTTGACTGGTATCATGGATCATCCCGTTTTATCAAAGAATGTAGACAGCAAGCGTTGGCTAGACGAAATGCGGGAACACGCGATAGAGGTCAACAAGAACTTTGCCCAGATGCTTGGAATCCCACAAAGTACTGCAATCACCTGTGTCAAACCGTCGGGTACTGTGTCTCAACTGGTGGACGCAGCAAGCGGGATACATGCACGACACAACGACCACTTTATAAGGACAGTACGTGGGGATAACAAAGACCCACTCACTCAGTTCCTTATTGATAGTGGTGTACCTGCAGAACGAGATGTGATGAAGCCCGACAACGTTACAGTGTTTAGTTTCCCCATGCAGTCTCCTAAAGGGGCCGTGACCCGCACACAAACCACAGCCATAGAGCAGTTAGAGTTATGGAAGACTTACGCTATACACTGGTGTGAACACAAGCCATCCATCACTGTCACTGTAAAGGAACATGAGTGGATGGAAGTAGGTGCGTGGGTGTATAAAAACTTTGATGTGGCATCAGGAGTTTCTTTTCTTCCCCACAGTGATCATACCTATCAACAGGCTCCGTACCAAGATATAGAACCTGATGATTACCTTGAATGGGAAAAGCGTATGGAAGTGGTTCACATCGATTGGGGTAAACTCACAGACTTTGAGAAGGAAGATAACACCAGTGGCTCTCGTGAACTTGCCTGTACTGCAGGGGTCTGTGAAGTGGTGGACTTGACAGCAGCATGAATTGCTGGCACTGTAACACAAAACTAAGATGGGTTGGTGACCACGATGTGGATGAACTGACAGAGGACAGGTACAGTATACTCAGTTGTCTTGAATGCCCTGAGTGTAAATCTTGGGTTGAAGTGTACTACCCAAAGGATGGTAATGATGATACAGATAAAGATAACCTCTGACATTATTAAACGTGCCAAAAAGAAAGCTGCCTCTGTAGGTAATTTACAGGGCAGCATAACTGGTAGTCTTAGTAATGTGGTAGGGGCTATAGGTGAGGTGATTGTAAAGGACTACGTTGGGGGTACTGATGCCAACAACAAGGACTATGACTTGATCGTCGGAAACAAACGGGTGGACGTAAAGACCAAGCGTTGTAACACCACCCCGTCACCTAACTACGATTGTTCTGTGTCTGCACACGGAAGCAAGCAGGACTGTGATAGTTACGTCTTTGTCCGTATTCTTACAGATCACAGTAAGGCGTGGATTCTTGGTGAGATATCAAAACAAACCTTCTATACAAAAGCAACCCGTTACAAGGTGGGTGACGTAGACCCAAGCAACGGGTTTGTATTCAAGGCTGATTGTTACAATTTAGCAATACAGGAATTAGAACAAGTAAATGGCTAACAAGACTGAAGAGGCTAACCTGTTTACATTTCAGGCTAATCTAAAACAGAATGGTACTATAGAGTTGACTTGGGAAGGAGTGAAGCCAGAGCAGTTTGAATCTGTGATGGCAACGGGATTGCCCGAATGGGATGGGTCACATGCAACCGCATCCCTTCTACGGTACCTTCGGTCTATGGCAGATGAAATGATGGAAAAGTCCAGAAACTACATCTAGGCTTTTTTACTTTTCTTCATGTTACTTTGTATTGCTGCTTGGCGTTTAGTTTCGTAAGGTGACATCTTGCCGTCTTTATCAAGGTCACCAATCATAGCCTTACCACCTACTGCCATCTTCATCTTCGGAGTCTGCATCATCTGATTCTGCATCTGACTTGTGTTACCGGATGTCATTGGATTTTTCTGCATCATGTTTTGTTGTGGCTGTGTTGCCGACATCATGCCCCCCGCTTGAGCTTTCTTGCGGGGTTTTTTCATGGCTGTACCGCCATACATCATGGGTTTGCGGCGGGACATACCGCCATACATCATTCCCTTGCGGGGGCCGTTGTTGTAGGTTTTCATTAGTCTAAATCCCCTTCTGGTGGAGTTGTAATATCTACTATCATTTTACGACCTTCTTCACCAAGTTGTCCTAGCTCACTGATTACAAAATCTGTAACTAGGTTGTCAAAGGTATCTAGGTCTGCTTTAGTCATTTGTTTTGGAAATTTCATAATACGAAGCATTAAGTCTGCAGCCTCTTTATTTCCTGCTGCAAGTTTCATCATGTCTAATCCTGCTTGTTGTGCTAAAGAAACACCAAATTCAGCAGCGACGTATTGTGGACTAACCATGCCACGAGCAAGGTTAAAGGAACGAGAGATCAATTGATTTGTACCCATAGGACTGACGATGTTGTCAATATTAACCATAACGTCTAAGGCACCCCTGTCATTAGCTGCTTGAATACTTATGTAATCAGCTATTTCAGATATGTAATCCTGATGGTCAGAGTCTATGTATCGCCCTAATATCGCTTTGACGTTGTCTCTTTCCAACGCTTCTTGTATGTTAGAGGGTTTGTGCAAAGCAACTCTAGTGTACTCTTGACCGTTACCCCCGATAACCTTTCTACCTTCAACCGGAGCCAAGCCACCATGCTTGAGCATTCCGTTTACAATCATGTTACTAACGCCCTTATCAAAGGCTTCTTCTGTACTGTAAGTTTTGTTTCCAACTGTAAAGGTATCACCTAGTTTAGCTAGTGTGGCTCTTCTTAAGTTTTCGATACCATCAGCATCACCCTCTAACACCATTTTTTGAAAGAAACTGTTTGAATCGTCAAGCCCTGTAGCTTTACTTATTATCCTGAATCCTTCATCCATGATGCGTACATCAGAATTTAATTTATCTTGAACAGCGTCTAAGTCACTGATAATTCTTGTCTGATACTTTTTTATACTTGCGGCAATTTCGTTGTTCTTCTGTATCAACGCCTCAATGCTGCGTTCTTGTTCAACCATGTTGTCTAAGTCCACAAGTTTGACTCTGCGAACCTTACCATCTTGTCCCTTTACAGCTACTGTTAGTAAGCCTTGTACTTCGTCCACGTTATTTATTCTAGAGAAATTGTAGCCACCATTTTTAATAGCATCAATGTCTAAACCCGCACGTTCCCCAAGTTGTTTTTCAAGGTTTTTACCCCACTTAGCGTAGACTATTTCAGTGAAGTTTGCTCGTAATATGTTAAAGTCTGCTAATCCCTTCTCAGTAGTTAGATCAAACACATCTTGAGTTCCCTCACCAAACCCTTGAATGAGAGTATCACGACTTCTTGTAAGTTCTCTTATAGCGTTAGCATCACCACGCAAAGCAGCGTCAATATTTTTTGTTATAGGATCAAACATAGTGAGAGGGTCATCTCCCTTGTAAGCAATCCTAAACAAACGATCACTTTTTACGTCTTGGGAAATTTCTTCTCCAATTCCAACATCATCAAAGAAGAAAGACTCACCGCCCTTATCTATTTTTTCTGCTGCTTTAATAGGTCCATTCTGGGACTTGTGTAGTTTACCCAAAGGACCGCCCACTCTTATTCTATCAAACCATTCCATCTGATAGATTGCACGAGCTTGTTTCCATTCTTGAAATAACTCAGGTGCTTGATTTTTTATTAACCCCTCAACGTTTTCAGCATAATCTTCGTAACGAGAAGCAAGGTTTTCATCTCCTAGTCTAATGGCATAATCACGAAAAGCTGAGTACACATCCATGACTTCACCCGGAGTGGCTTTGAACTCAGGAGCCTCCCCCCGCTGCATGTAAAACAACATGATATCTAACGGGCGAGGATTGTCTCCTAAGAATAAAGATGTGCCATCTTCTAACTTTGCACCGGGAGTTGTGTGCAACTTATATAAATCATCAAACTGTTTTCCTTCTAAAGAATCTAAAGAACGCTTCGCCATCTTGTTAGCAACAGTATAAACTCGTTTACCTAACGGACCAACAAAGAAACGCGAACCCTTTGAAAAGAAACTGGCTAGGTTATCCCCCTGTGGCTGGTCTTTAACAAGGTCAAGTATCATACTGTTGATGTTAATACTTGCACCCATTTCCGCTGCCTTTTTATCAACAGAAATAAACCCCCTCTTTGCCAACTTTCTCATACGGGCAAATCTGTTTTGGGTCATCATCTCAAGATTACGAGCAGTTTGCTTTATATGAGCAGCGTCATCGTTTCTTAGTAAGGCAGTATTTTCTGCACGTACTGCTAATGCAGCCATGTTTTCTGCATATTGTTTTTCTAAGAAAGCTACCTTATCTAAGTCAGGATTTAGACTTATATTAAGTTGTAGCTCCATATCATCCAGAGATTCTAATACAGATGGTGGAAGGTCTGCGGTGGGATCAGCTAGAACAACAGAACGATAGTCCCTAATATCTTTGTTTAGTCTGGCTTTATCTGTATTTATGTTCCTAAGAGTCTGATTGTTTGCTTCTTCTAGTGAAGCTATGTACCTTGTTATCTCCCCCGGATCATCTAAATCTGTTCTATTTGCAACTTTATCCTTGAGTCGTTTTATTAAACGGGTAGTTGCACCTGCCTGTTGTTCCATCAACCTTTGAGTCTGCATTACTTCTGATAGATTACCCAAAGATGCTGCTTCTCTAGCATCAACAGAAAAACGTGCCAAACGATTAGCAGACTGTAACCATCCTATACTTGTTATAGTGGCTACATTCTCCTGCAGTATTTCCCGTATTTCGTCTTGTTCTTCTGCAGGAAAACTGCTGACAATGCTGTTAAGGCGAGTCGAATGAGACTCCATAGCAGTGATAACCTGATCCATACCCTCATCGTCAAGCTTACCTGCAATGCGTCCTATGTAGTCTAATGCTATTCTAGTTTCTGGTGCGAGTTTTGTACCTAGTGCTTTTTCGTAGTTTTGAATATTGCCATCTCTAAGGTATCCCTTAAACAAACTTCTGTTAAGTAAAAGTTGAGGGGGTATGTCTGCTATAGATTCCACGAGTCCCAGAGCTTTTCCGGCAATGTCTCCCCCCTGCTGATTAATCCAGTACGCTGATTTTCCAACCCCTGTAACTATTGGCTTTCCAATAACTATGTATCCTAAAGCTGCCATTCCCTCGCCAGCTAAACGGTCCCCCTTAAACCAGCTATCCTCGCCACCGTCTGCAGTATACTTGCCCCCGTAGTACATCGCAAGTGACATAGGGACCGCTTCAACAAAATTCTCTTTTACATTAGGAACTATTCTTCCAGTAAGAAACGCCTTTACCTGTAAGCCTGTCAACTGTTTTTTCTCTGCTTCAAGAAGCCTGTACTCTTGAGCTAAAATACTTTTACCTGAGTCACGGTAGTCTTTCATATTTTTAGAGACAACGTCTTTTTGTTGAGTTATCTTTTTAAGATTGCCAGATACTCGCTCCACACCTGTAGCGTACAGAACGGCACCCTCGTTAAACTTTGAAATTTCACCCTCAAGTTTAAGGAACCTACCCGCTTGAATAACATTCATTCTACCTAGCTTGGCAGCACGTTGAATATCTGCAGTAGACGCATCAGGTTTTGCTGCACGTTCAGTTATTTCAGCTATCTTACGACTGATGCTTAGTTTTTGTGCGTTTCCTGCTGCCTCTTTTGCCTTACCTACTCCCGCCATAGTAAGGACAGCTTCAGTAAGAACAACCCCATACTGTGCGGAATTAGAAAGCTTATCGATAGACTCGTTAAGTAAAGCTTGAGCCATCTCTTCGTTTACAAACTTATTGTTAACAGTTACGTTATCTCCCCCCGGAGTTGTAACGGTAGAGGTGGTAAGTCTATCAAATGTTTCTTGGTCTATATCCCCGGCAGCAAGCTGACGGTTTAAGTCTGTTACAACCATTTCATTCATCACCTGAGACAGTTCTTTAATTCCTAAATCATCCGCTGCAACACTTCTCCACCATGCACTTGCTCGTTCCCGATCAACGCTTCCCTTTTCCCACGCTTCAACAAATGTTGTACTATCTGTTATACCAAAAGCAGCGGGTATATTTGTAGCGATTGCTGCAGCTTTTGCAGCGTCCCAGCCAAAGTTAACAACGATGTCAGGCAGGTATATTCCTGTTCCTCTCAGGGTTCCTTCTTTGACTTTTTCAGTTAGCACATCCCAGAAGTCGCCCGTAGAAATGTTACGGATAAATATGTTTTCAATTCTTTTTTGGTCTTCTTCAGGTAAGTTGAGAGAAGCAAAAGTTCCAGAAACAACTTGTGCTATTGCCTTCTTGCCTTCAAAGACATTTGACTGCACAGACTTTAATTTAGGATCACGCTTTGCTTCAGGGCTAGGAGCAAAAACAAACTCGCCGGGAGCAGTCTCTTGTCCAAACGGAATTTCTGTTAGGGGTTTTTCTTGTTGTGCAGAGTGAAACTCGTAAGCGTTAGCGAGTCGGTCATCAATCTTTGCTTTAAGTTCGGGGCTAATATCTGGCGATCTCTGTAACTCAACCATATTTTTTAACTGGTCATTTGTTACCTTGCCAACGCCAACAATTTCACCAGTGTTAATTTGATTATAAAATTCGTCTCTGGATAGTGGCTGTCTTTGCTTACGGATGCTTTGTTCAGCCATATCTCCTGTAGTCTTAGTTTTTAGGGTATTATCCTGTATGCTACCTGTAACGCCGTAGACTACGTCTTCACCAGCAGGTTTATCCTTTACTATGCCCCCACCCGTAATTACATCTAAACCCTTTGATATAGCTTCAACAGGGTTAGGAATTACATTGGGTATAGTTTGTTGTTCTTCGTTTTCAGAAGGAACCGATTGAGTTGCAGGTGTAGCCATTAAGCATTTTCCCCTTTAGACGCTTGTATTGCCTTTTTAATTAAATCAATAGTAGCAGGGTCTACTATAGTGTTTAATTCTTGATCTAATATTTTTCCTTTGGGGTTTTGTTCAGACGGAGGAACTATGATATAATCATCTAAGTTTATAGATTGATCACCCTCTTGCCTTGCGTTTGTAGAAGTTTGTTTAATTGCAGAGGCTTTATTTTGAATGTAGTCTACCGCTAATGCCGCATCAATAATACGTGCATCGTTGTCAGTAAGAAGAGAATCGCCCTTACCATAGGAAACAAACACGTTTAATTTCTTTATGTCTCTATCTAGTTCGTCAATAACAACCTGTATTTTAGCAAGAGCTTCTTCCTTGCTCACAAATCCTGAACCCAACCTGTCAAGCTGTTGTTGAATGTCTTGGTTAGATAATCGACCAGATGGGTCTGCTGCACGAGCAAGTTGAAAGGCTAAAGATATACGCATTGCTTCTAATTCAGCTAACTCTACATTTTCTGCATCAGCTACCCGTTGATCTAAGCTCTTTACAAAGTCATCAGTAAGGTCCGTAGTTTGTTCTTCTACAACGCCAAGTCCCAACAAGTCCTTTTGAATAGCTGCCCTAACACTTTGTTTACCTACAAAAGCAACTTTCAAAGTTCTTTTTAATTGTTCGTAAGTTTCAACATCACCCACTTCTGCACGTTTAGCTTGCAAATTTCTAAGAGAAGTAGCGGCAGTTTGCTTTTTTTGCAACTCTTCAGAAAGTGTTGCCATTGTGAATTTTCCACTTTGTTCTGCTTGACTGCCATATCTTTTTCGTAGCACGTAGACGGAGCGAGTCATACCCGCGTCAACAGAGTCAAAAAATGGAACCTTTACGGACTTTGCAACCGCATTCCTTTTCATGTAAGGGGCTAACGCCATCACCTGCTGATCAAACGATTTGGCTGGACTTCCGTTTAGTTTATTAGAAAAATCAACTGTTGTATCATTGGACACTCTGTACAAAGAAGAATCAGGATCAAATCCCCCTACGTCAGGATAGCTTGCTATTTGGATACTTGCCGTAAGAGCATCTTTTTTCATGGTAGTTGTCATTCCCGGCATCACAAAAAATTGGTCCCTTAAAGGCTGACCGTTTGGTCCTTGTCCTATCCAGTAATTGTAAAGAGGTATTTGACCTATTTTTACAGCAACAGAGGGTTTACCTAACATACCAGAAAGAGCTTCGTAAGTTGGCATCTGATCGTCGGGTATATTAACTGTCCCAATTGCTAACCCGTCTCCTACTGGCTCTACCGTCGTACCTACAGCAGTATGATTAGGAAGTTTTTCAGGAAGAGTCTCATCAGATATTGATATATCTCCTGCACCAGAAACAGCAATTTTTAGTTCGTTTCCTATCTTTTTGTGAACTTCAAGTCCCGGAAACATACTTCCTTCGCCCCCGAAAATTTTAGGAATTTGAAACCTTTTGTTTGTGTTGGTGTCAGCGTTAAAGCTTTTTCTATAATCGCCCATTATTCTAGCTTGTGCCGCTGATATGATCGGGTTTACGGCTTCAAACAAACGTCTATCGTTTCTTAATCTTTCTTGTATTTTAGGATCAGTTAACATAGAGGCATACTCTGACAAAATAACGTAAGCATTATCTAAACTACCGTCGTCCTTTGCGCGGGTAAAACCTATGTAACCCTTTTCACCCTGTATCTTAAAGTTGTAGTCACTGGCACTTTTCATTGCTGACTGAACTTTTGCCATGTCAATGTTGACATCCCTACCCCTAGCACCAAACGGACCGATAGGTTCCAAGCTATCTACTTCTTGGTTTGCTTTTTTTACAAGATCACGAATGGCATTGAGGCCACCTGTTGTAGCATCACCCTTCAACACCGCATCAACAGCCATTGTTTCGTAGCCATTAAAACGATCCCTCATTGCCTGACGACGTTCGCCCTCTTTATCCATATTTTCATTGAAGCCTTTAAAAAGACCTATAGCAAATGAAGCACCCACACCCATCTTTAATTAGCCCCTTCTGTTTGTTTCTTCATTGTCATAAAGTTTTCTTCTTCTGGTTCCTGTGGGTTGTACCCTTGACGGATGCCACCGTTGATTTGTTCGTTTACGTAAGAGAACATCTGGGGGTTATTTTGTTTCATCATCCTGAAAAAGGTTTCGTCGTCCATCTCGTTAGCCTCTAGCTCATTGTCATTTTCAAAGAAGCGATACGGAATACCCTCTTGGTCTGCCATCCCAGCGATAGCTATACCAAGTGGCCCCTTGATTAACAAACCAACATCAGGGCTAAATTTACCTTCAGAAAAACCTTGAAAGATGTAGCCTTCAACAAGAACCTGCACAGACACGCCCACTATCAGAAGCTTGAACATCTCTCGCTTTGCAGCTTTTTTTGAAACAGCAGCAATGGCTTTGTCCAACACTACGCTTGGATCAACGTCCTGTGGGGGCTGGCCCCACGGCCACCTTTGATTGTCTTGTGTTAAGCCGTATCCCGGTGGTGCCGGAGCAAATTCGTCCTTTGCTGCCACAGAACCACGAGGAGCCATACTAGCATCTAGTTTCATCCTACGTTAATCTCCGATTTTAAGTCAGGGCTTCTAGTAGCTAAAGTTGTTTTTCCTTGTCGGCTAGTGGGGCTAACAATACCTACTTCGTTTAACAAGGACTGCATAGTTACGTCCCGTGACCCGTTTTGCTGGTAGTGGTTAAGAGCTTGCATAACAGCGGGATTTTGATACAGTCTTTCTAAAGACGGAGACAAACCCCCTGACGCTGCCTGACCTCTTGTAAGTTCTTGAACTGATCGGGGTCTTTCTCTAAACATGCTGGTATCTGCTTGTTGAAAAGTTTGATCATCTTTAGTTAAACTTGTATAAGCTTTAGCCCCGCCCCTTATAAAGTCAAGAAACCCACTTCCTGTTTGTGCAGAACCGCCACCGCCACCTTCAAAGTTGGGGTCTTCGCCGTAACCTTTTCTGTTAGTGCCAGCAAACCAACCAACTACATTTGTTATTGCGTTTAACCAATCCATTCCTAACTTCTCCTACTGTGCAATCCACTTGGCAAGCCAGTTACCCACTCCTGCAGCAAGGTTATCCTTCTGGGTCTGGTCGTAGATTTTTTCACTGTTTGCAAACTCCATAGCCATGATGCCTATTTCGTGCTGACGTTGTAACGCTGACTCGCCTTTTTGAAAGTTCCAAGCAGCATTGTCGCGGTACTTTTGCCACAGATTGTTCAGTGCATTTTGAGAGGCGTTAAAATTGTTTTGTACGTCCTGCCGATTTGCTTCGTTCTGTGTGGCAGTGTTTGCAGTGTTAATCTGCCTACGCCAGTTCACGTTTGACTGATCAACAGCAAACTGCATGTTGGCGTTAAACTTGTCTCGTGCATCTCTCATGCTGGCGTTAAACTGTGTCATGGCGTTTGTTTCGCCAGCGTTAAACTGCTCCATAGCAGCAATACGGTTAGCATTAGCTGTTTCAACTTGGGAGCCTAGTTCTGCAAAGAACTCTTCAACCTGCAACTCGTTCTTGGCGTTGAACTGTTTACGTGCGTTGTCTTCTGCAGCATCCTTAAACAAACCCTGTGTCAAAGCGTTGTAGCTAAGAGTATTAGCCTGTTGTCGCGCATCAAGGTTCTTTGTTTCAGTGGCAAGAAGCGACTGAGCATTAGTCACTGCAGAAGTAAGTCTGGCATTTAAGTTTGCTTTGTCCATTGCAGCGTAAGTTGCAGCGTTAGACAACGCCATCTGTTGTTCGTTACTTAGATTTGCAAGCTGAATGGTTGCATACTTCTTTGCATCATCAGCCGCAATAACCACACCAGATTCCATGACTGCTTGTGTCATAGCAGCAGCAGCCATACTAGAACCACCCAAACCCCTAGCTTGCATTATGCCGCTTATTTTACGAACAGCCGGAGCAGCCCACGGGGGAAGAGGTTGACCTTGTTGAATGCTTTGCATCAACTGTCCAAGTTGATATTGTGTTGTTGCTTGTGGATCAAGCTGTTGAGTAGCAGCCGTTCCAATTGCACCTGCAGATGGACCCGATTGAACTCCTGTCATGTCAACTTGTACGGGCTGAGTAATTTGAGCAGCAGTCGCTGTGCCTATCTGGGGAGCTACTTGTGTTGTACTTGCTACTTGTCCTACTCCGGGAGCAGGTTTGGTAGGAACAGAGGGTGCCATTGGATTACCACCAATAGGTGGCGGGATTCCCGGAAGTGACGGACCCGGTATGGGTGCTAATGTAACACCGGGAGTAGTTGCAGGAGTAGGTATTTGAGTACCCGTAGTAGTCTGTAATTCTCCTGCTTGCACTGTTTGAAGAACAGGAGTTGCAGTCGGAACACCCGCACCTGCAAGTTTTCCTACTTCAGCATCTAGTTCTGCATCTGTGGTTATTGTTGCCATAGATTAGTCTTTCTGTAATACACGGTCTAGCTTGTCTTCTACACGGTGTAGTGCTTCCATAACACGGCTCATGTCTTCACGAACCTCGCTACGGGTGACGTATTCTTCACGGGTACGATTGAGTAATATTTCTATGCGCTTTTGTTCCCGTACCATCCCGGAAAGAAACCACGCACCACCCATTACGACTATACCGATTAAGGTATCTATGATGTGTACTAAATCCATCAATCAGCATCTGCTATGGTTAGAGTGCCAGCCGCTACTTGGCGTAGTATTTCTGCATAGTCTTTATTGGCTTCATCCATTGGTATACAAATATTCTCAACACCATTAACAGTAGCCTCAATAGTATTAATAACTTCTCCACCAATAGGTGTTGTCATTTTTATGTATTTTGCTGATGCAATATTCATATTTATAACTCCGCATCTATTGTAAAAGTGTTTATGCCATTTGAATAAAGGAATGAAGCATCACCATTTGCATTAAAAACATTATAGCCGTCTCCGAATAACTTACACGAGTCGACACCAATACTCTGAGCAGTTATGGTTCCGTCAGAAGTTGCCACAAAGCCAGCATTAGCGTTTAAATAATTTATATTACCACTGCTTCTTCCTACTGTTGGAACTCCTATAGTTGGTGCTGCTCGTTTTTCAACCTTATAACGCAAATCACCGGCTACATCAGTAGCACTGGAATAAACTACGCCTATAGTTATCGCGCTTTGGTCTTGAAATGTAAGATTTTCAAAGTACCGCTGACACTTAGCTAACGTAGTTCCAAAATCCTCATGCTCAAAAGCGGTGGCTACTTCTCCAACCTCAAGCTGTACACCTGTAAGAAAAAAGTTACCTGTTTGTCCAGCAAGGTTAACTTGGTCACTGAACATAAAATCGTCTGTTTCAGTATAAGCACCCCAACCAGTGTGAGGAGTGCCATGATAATTTGACCCACCAGCTAAAGGCCAGAACAAAATTATTTCAGCAGTGGTATCATTTGCTATATTGCCAGACGTATCTCCGTCAATAGTAATTGTCTTGTATTCCCATGTGTTTGCAGATGAAACTGTATAACTTTGCAAGTTACTGCGAACAGGTGTTGATTGATAAAAATTTACTGAGTGTTTTCCAGCTAAAGGTGATTTAACCCAAAAAGATAAAGTAAGACTTTTTGCAGACGATGTACCGTAGCATAAATGTTGAATATTTTGACCTTCAAATCTGGTGTCGAGATACAACAATTCGTCTGCTGCAATTGCGCTTTCTGCTGTTGTAACTGCAAGTTTTAAAGAGTGTGCAAATCCATTGCCAGAAGGGTTATCTGTGTCCTGTGTTATAGCTATAACCAGTTCGTCAAAATTACTTTTTGCAACACTAAATCTATCTACTGTATAACCCGTTGCAGTGGTCGTTTGGTTTCTCTGGTCAACAGTCATCGCACCGTTGATAACAAGATTTTTATTACCCTGCGCCTGACCTGAACCTACCAGTGCGGCTAATTCTGCTGCTTTACTCATATTAGGTCTCCATTAGCGGTGAATTACCACATTGACTTCTATGCTATCATAAAAATTACTGTCATTAGCTAGATTTTTATACACAAGACGAATAGCAGATGTCGTCTTTGTAGTTGCACCAGTTGATGCATCTCCGTAAATAGCACCATATGTTGTGAAGTTTGTAGTCGTATATGGTGTAAAACCAGTTGTAACTGCATAATTTCCATCAGTTAGTGCAGATGTAAAGTTTGCTGTGTAATCACCAGTACCATTATCCGTAATACTTGCTACGTTATTGCTTGCACGAATTGCAACAGTGCTAGTTCCATTAAAGTTTACCCACGCCTTTGCACTACCATTCGCCACAACGCTAGTAGCAATGCTGTTATTACCGCTGGCATCCTTTAATGTGTTAACTCTAAGTTCGCTTGCCATTATGCTAGGTCTCCGTGTGATACTAAATCTACTGTGTCTGTATCAAGCACACTGCCATCGTATTGAAAAAGTTTTACATTAACAGTGCTTGATGTTTTTTCATAACCACCACCGCCAGTTGCACAATAATTAAACGCTTCGTTGTTTCCTAGAGTAGCACCTGTAACAGCATAATGTATGGATGAAAAAGCATTTGTAACAGCTACTGTATATTGTCCAGTCGCTACATCAGTCAGAGATGCGTTATTAAATGAATTATCAACAGCAATAGTGCCTGTCCCATCAAAAATACAAAAGTGCTTCGCCAACCCCTGCTGAAGATTAGTCGTGGTTGAGTTGCCCTCGCCAGTAACGCTAATAGAGCCAGCGGTGGTTACACCTGTTAGTGAATCTACTTTAAGTAAACTAGCCATTATGCAAGGTCTCCCAATACTGCCAGATAAGTCGCATCACAATCATCACCATATCCATTAGCATTACTTATAGAGCCTCTTCCTGTGAATGTTCTCACTGTGGTTGTTGCATTATTGCTATGATATTGATAAGCATTAAAACCTCTTGCATTTGTAGCTATTTCATTGCTACCACCATCAGCGGTGTTCC